ATTACAAGTAGTACTTATGATAACATTTTCCATAATAGAATTATCTAAAGCAGAAGTAATAACCCCTACTTTCTTAACGAAATTATTTTCTGGAGAATAAAATGTACCATCTCTTCTAAATGATCTCATTTTAGGTGCTAAATACTTTGGATGACCATCAATTGATGGAGATATGTTAATAAGTTCCTCTACATGATTGAATAAAATACTCTTAGTTAGAGTACTTTTAGGTGAAATAGGGCTACAATTGCTAATATTACCATAAACTAAAAGAGATGGTATATCTTCGTAAACTAGAGGACTTCTTGGAGAGACATTGATAATAGTACCTTCGTCCTTCAAACGAAAACTGCCTTCTGAAGTTATATCAATTAAAATATTGGTTGATTGATAATCTTTAAGAGCTGCATCGAATTGTTTTTTATTAATTTTACACGCATAACCATATTCATTGGTACCTGCGCAATGTACACCAACTAAGAAAGTCTTATATCCATATGTGGCAAGCAGTGGACTGCCGCAATCACCTGCTGCATGTTCAGGAAATACATACTTATATGGATATAAAACTACCATATTTTCAGCATTTATAGGAACGATCTCTTCTCGTACCTGTCTTACAGAAATTTTATTGTTCATAAACATTCCATTAAGACCAACAAAAGTATCAGGAATATCAGCTATAGCAAAAGTAATGTCTTTAAAGAAAGTACCAATAATTCTAACTAAAAATATATCTTCACCAACTTTTTTAAAATCTTGTTGCTTCAAATTAGCTTTAACAATTCCTGATGCGGAATCGCGTGAAGTAGATAAATGAACACTATATATTTCACTCTTAATACAATGGATATTAACTAGAGCATAATCATTACATACTCCGAGTATTTTAGTCGTAGTACTACTATCATTAGTAAACCTAATTTTAGCATAACGAACATTAGATTCGATAGTGGCGTACAATTCTTCAATTTTATTGTGATTACGTTCACTACCAACTACAAATGGAGTGATATTTTCAACTTTATCGTAGTCCATGTCTGTAGTTCTTTTCTTAGAAGGTAGAGGGAATATACAACAAGATTGTTTTTCATTATCACAAACAGTTCTGTATATATTCTCTGCATTATAATTACCACTTTGAGAAATACCCTCAGATAAAACACTCTTAGCGACTTTGTAACTAAGTAGCATCATTTTTGCAGAAGCGGCGCTAATTATGACAATTAGTAGTAAAGGAGGTACAGAGGAAGTTATCTTGCTCGATAAAACTTTCCATTTAACAGCATTGTATCTCTCATCTTTAATAAAGAAAGTTTTAACATAAAGATATGATAGAAGACTAACATTTGTAAATATATTACAAGTACTAGTTACAAAATTAGAACAAGTTATGTTTCTATATAATATAATGGAATCAGTTAATAAACTTAATTGTCTACGTGTTAAAACATAATCATCATTTAATGTAACCCATTGTAAATATTGATAAAAAATAGTAAGAAAACATAATTGAATGAAGCACATTAATATAAATATAGGCAAAGAATAACTCCCAATATATAAGCATACTATAGAGTAAAGTATACAAATGAATGTCTTAATTTTTGTGGATAGACTATGAAAATAATTAGAAGAAATATTAACCTCTTTATTTGATAATTTGGTTCTTTTTTCTTCTAAAATTTTAGTCCTATTAACACTTGCTTCATATTTTTCTGCATGCAACCTACGCTTAACTATATTAGGGTGAACTTGTGATCCAATTTGAATAGTTTCAGCCTCGGCTGTAACTGGAGTTGTATGCATCTGGATGTCTTTAAATTCCATTTTAAGTATGTCATTTACCGAACAGTCAGTAGGCTTCATATACTTGGAAATATCAATATCATTAGCATCATAACACATCTTTTGATTAGAGACATGTTCTTTATGAGCTTCATGTAAAAATTGACATAAACC